CATCCTCTCGATCTCTTCGGAGGGCGGCGAGGCCACCACGATCGGCACGCTCCAGAACAAGAGCCTGCGCACCAAGTACAGCGCGCGGACCGAGACGATCGCGCTCACCCTCCAGCAGTTCGACATCGCCGGCCTGAAGCTGTACTACGGCTCCAACGCTCCGGTCCTGGCGAACGGCACCGTGGGTGTGCCGAGCGAGCCGACCCCCACGGTCGCCGCGTTCCTCGCGGTGTTCGTGGACGGCGAGAACTACTTCGCGATCTACGCCCCCAAGGCCGAGATCTACCGTGCCGACGACATCTCGTTCGGTGACACGGAGTCCCTGGCCGGCCTGCCGATCGGCGTGAAGCCGATGGCCTTCGGCTCGAACACTTACACCTACGCGGTCACCCCGCTTGGTGCAAGTGTCGCAACCGGTGCGACCGCTGGTTCGCCTGGCTCCTTCACTCCTGACGGCTCGGTCGTCCCGGCCAACCTGGCTGCGATGGCTTCCGTCATTGCGACGCCGACCAGCGCGTGGACCGCCGGTCAGTCGGTTGTCCTCGGTGACGCCTCCTCGGCGCACTGGGACGGCGACTCCTGGGAGTCCGGCGCCGCCTGATCAGTCCTTCTGATCCTCCCCGCTGTGCAAGTGGTGCGGACCTCCTTGCACAGCGGGGGCCCTTCGGGGCTCTTCGCTCGACGGTCCGCGTTCTGCTCCCCCCTACCTACTGGAGGTCCGCAACCCCATGGCCGTTTTCTCTCTCGACAACATCCGTGCCGCCGCTGAAGCGAAGTACGGTTCCACTGACATCGAGCTCGGTGACGGCTTCGTCACCCGGCTGCTCAACCCGCTCCGCCTCCCGAAGGAGAAGCGCGCCGAACTCCTGAAGATCCAGGAGAAGTTGGACGGCGACGACGTCGACCAGGAGCAGGTGCTCGCGGACGCGATCCGCCTGGTCGCCGAGAACGAGGCGGCGGCCGAGAAGCTGCTCGATGAGGTCGGCTCCGACCTCGCGGTCCTGGCCCAGATCTTCTCCTCGTACAGCGACGGGACCCAGGTGGGGGAAGCCTCGGCCTCGGAGAGCTGATCGACAAGTACGGCGAAGGCATCTACCCCGACCTGCTCCTCCATTACGGAGTCGACCTCACAGAGGTGATCGCAGGTCGGGGGCCCTCGCCGGCCCTTGTTCTCGCTCTCGTTCAGAGGCTGCCTGACACGTCCCTCACCATCGCCCTCGCGTCGGGCGGCCGTGAGCACTTCGGCTGGGGCATCGACCGCCACATGCAAGCCGACATCTTCGACGCGATCAACCAGAACACCAGGGCCACCGGCCAGTGGGGCAAGGGCAAAGCGCCCAAGTTCCAGCCATGGCCCCGCCCCAAGGCCGCCAAGAAGGACACCGGCACCGAGGGCAAGAAGAATCGCCGCGTCTCCGTGGCGGATCTCTACAACAAGTTCAACGCCAAGCGGAGGTAAGCGATGCCCCAGGGTCAGGTGATTGGACGCGTAAGCGTCCGCGTCCTCCCCGACACCAGCGAGTTCCGCAGCAAGACTCGCAAGGCGCTGGACAAGGAGGAGAAGAACCTCAAGGTCGAGGTCCAGGTCATGCCCAACATGACCGGCTTCGAGCGGCAGTTGCTCACCGAAGTCAGCAAGATCAGCCAGCGCAACCGCCAGTCGGACGCGCGCAAGGTCAAGATCTACACACGCATCGACACGAGCACGATGAACGGCGAGCTGGCTCGGGCGGTCCGTGCGTACACCAACCGCGCCAAGAGCGGCGAGAAGGTCAAGCTCCAGTCGGAGCTCGACGCAGGCCACATCAAGCTGAAGATCAGCGACGAGTCCCTGCGTGACATGACCAAGCAGCTCAACGACTGGCGTGACCACAACTCCCCGCAGACGATCAAGATCAAGCCGGACATGTCTGCCGTCAGCGGGGCTGCGACCTCGGCTCGCCTGGGCCTGCTGACCCGGCCTCGCACGGTCTCGATCATCCCCGAGCTGAACAACGCCGCGGTCGCCAAGGTGGCCACCGCGCTCGCTGCGCTCTCCGGTGTGCGTGTGCTGAACAACCTCTTCGAGAAGTTCGGCAACATCCTGCGCAACCTCGACAAGAGCGTGCCGATCATCGGCTCCCTGGCTACGGCGATGGCCGGCCTCGCAGGCATGGCGCTCTCGGGCGCGAGCAACCTCTTCGCGCTGTCGGCTTCGCTGGCGCAGATCGGACCAACTGTCGCCCTGCTGCCCGGTCTCATGGGTGGCTTCGCGGTCGGCATCGGCGTCACGATCGCCGCGCTGAAGGACTTCAACAAGCAGATCCCCGAGGTCAAGAAGACCCTGTCGGATCTCCAGAACACGATCAGTACGAACTTCTGGGACAAGGCCCGAGCTCCGATCAAGGAGATGGTCGACTCTCTGCTCCCCGCATTCCGCAAGGGCGTTGCAGACACGGCCACCGAACTCGGCGGCTTCTTCGGGTCGTTCGCCAAGAACCTTGGAACGTCGCTGTCTCCGGCGATGGGGCAGATGTTCAACGACCTCTCGTCGTCCATCACCATCGCGACCGGCGGGACGCAGGCGTTCGCCGACATCATCGCGACCCTCGGCAAGGTCGGCACGTCCTACCTGCCGCAGCTCTCGCAGTGGTTCGTCAACATCTCCAAGCAGTTCGCCGACTTCCTCAAGGCCAAGGGCGAGAACGGGATCAAGGCCGAGATCGACCAGGGCATCCAGGCCCTGAAGGATCTGGGCGGCGTCCTCTACAACGTCTACGGCATCCTCTCCGGCGTCGCCAAGGCGGCCACGGATGCGGGCGGTACGTCACTGGGCTCTCTGAACGACGCGCTCGCGGCCATCCACAAGACGGTCGACAGCGACGGATTCCAGAACGGCCTCACGAACGTCTTCCTCGCCGCGCACCAGGCGATGCAGCAGATCGTCACCATCTCCGGCCCGGCGATCGAGAAGCTGTTCACGACCCTCGGTCACCTGCTGACGGCAGTCCTGCCGCAGGTGGGCGCGATCATCGGCACGGCCCTGAAGGCTGTGTCCGGCGCGCTCTCGCAGCCCGAGGTGTTCAACGGCGTCCTCGCCATGTTCAACGGCCTGGAAGACGCCGTCATCACGCTCGCCCCGGCGATGGCCCCGCTCGGCCAGGCCCTCGGCGCGATCATGCAGCTCGTCGGCGCGATGCTCCCGGTCTTCGCCCAGCTCGTCGCGGCGGCGATCATCCCGCTCGCGAACGCGTTCTCCGCGCTCGCCCCGATGCTCGCCCCGATCGTCCAGCTCCTGGGCGGCGCGCTGACGCAGGCGATCACCGGCCTGACGCCGATCTTCAACCAGCTCGTACCGATCATCGGGCAGGCGCTGACCACCGCATTCGGCGCGCTCCAGACGATCCTCCCCGTGATGGTCGACAGCTTCATGATGTTCATGACGGCTCTCGGACCGCTGATCGGCCAGCTCATCTCGGGCCTGGCTCCGATCCTGCCGGTGCTGGCTGCCGCCTTCAAGGGCATCGTCGAGGCCGCGATCCCGGTCGCGAAGATCCTGATGGACATCCTGTCCGCGGTCATCACTCCGCTGATACCCATGATCGCGGAGATCGCGGAGAACGCCCTGCCTCCCCTGGTGGATGCGTTCAAGCGCGTCGCCGAGGCGGTGCAGCCCCTGCTCACGGCGCTGCTCGCGGTCGTCAACTTCCTGATGCCGATCCTGGTTCCGATCCTCCAGTTCATCATCGAGATCCTGGTCGGCGCCCTGGTCGCCGCGATCAACGGTGTGGGCCTGGTCCTCGAAGGACTCAAGGAGTACTTCGTCGGAGTCTGGGAGTACGTCTCCGGATGGTTCCAGCTCTTCCTCGACCTGTTCACCGGCAACTGGGACCAGCTCGGGGCGGACGCCAAGCAGATCTGGGACGGCATCGTCGACATGCTGCACGGCGTCTGGGACATCATCCTCGGCGCACTGGAGTTCTTCTTCAACGTCGGCATCCTGGGCACCGCAGGCAAGGCCCTCAAGGGTCTGGGCACGCTGTTCAAGGCCGGCTGGACGGCCATCACCGAACTGTTCACGGGAGCCTTCGCGGCGATCCGTGGATACATCAGCCTGTTCTTCACCGGGGCCAAGGGCCTGGCGCTGGACGGCATGAAGGCCATCGGGAAGTTCTTCTCGGACGGCTGGAAGGCCATCACCGGCTACGTCCGGCTGTTCTTCTCCGGCGCCAAGCAGCTCGTCCTCGACGGACTGTCGTCCATCAAGAAGTTCTTCGTGGACGGCTGGAACTCGGTCAAGACGACCGCCTCGTCCAAGCTGAGCTCGCTGGTCTCGACGGTATCCGAGTGGATCAGCAAGGCCGTCGACAAGGTCAAGGAGCTGCCCTCCAAGGCGAAGGCCGGCCTCAGCTCCCTCGGCGAGACGCTGAAGACCGCCGGTATCGAGCTCATCAAGGGCTTCATCTCCGGCATCAGCTCGATGTTCGGCAAGGTCAAGGACAAGCTCGGCAGCCTCACCGACAAGCTGACCGACTGGAAGGGTCCGCTCCCCAAGGACAAGATCCTTCTCTACAACGCCGGTGTCGTGATCATCAAGGGCCTGATCAAGGGCCTTGAGTCGCAGTACGGCAACGTCAAGAAGTCCCTGACCGGACTGACTGACCTGATCGGCAAGGCGAAGCTGAGCAAGTCGGTGACCGCCAAGGTCAAGGCCGACCAGAAGCAGTTGAACACGCTGCTCGCGTCGTACGACAAGATCAAGGCGAAGCTCGACGACGCCAAGAAGTCCCTCGCGGACCTGAAGAAGGCCAAGGCCGACTACGCCGCGAACATCGCCCAGAAGATCGTTGCTGACGCCAACGTCACCAACATGGAGGGCGGCTTCACCGGGATCATCGAACAGCTCAAGCAGTCGGTGGACCAGGCGAAGAACTTCGCGGCCGTCCTCGCGAAGCTGAAGACGCTGGGGCTCAACGCCACCAGCTTCGACCAGCTCGCGCAGGCGGGGCCCGAGGCCGGCATGGCTGCGGCCGAGGCGATCCTCGCTGCGGGCAAGGCGGGCGTCAACCAGGTCAACGACCTGGAGAAGCAGCTCCAAGCGGCGGCCACCAAGGTCGGCAACACCGCAAGCCAGGTGATGTACGACAACGGCATCCACATGGCTGAGGGACTGGTCAAGGGCCTGGAATCACAGGCCAGCAAGATCGAAGACCAGATGCTCAAGATCGCGGACTCGATGGTGAAGGCCATCAAGAAGGCGCTCGGCATCCACTCTCCCTCGCGAGTGCTGGCCAGGATCGGCGCCTACGTCGGTCAGGGATTCCGTAAGGGTCTGCTCTCCGAGCGGTCCAACATCGCCTCGGCGGTGGAGGACAGCCTGCTCATCGGACAGACCACCAACTCCACGGCACGCAACATCGCTTCGGCGGTGGGCAGCGCCCTGGGGTCCGGCTCCTCGACCGGAGGCAGCTCGAAGACTCTCAACTACTACGCGGCC